CGGAGGGGTTGGTCTGAGTGGGGCCATACCATTCATCGGCAGCATGGGGCTGAGGCCGCTAGCGGAAGCGGTGCAGTTCCGTGTATTTGCGCTGATCCCCCGGACCGTGAAAGCCGGATACTATGAGGCGGCCGCGAAATTGTTCGTCGACCGCTATCCACGGTTCGTAGATGAGGGACAGCCAATGGACACTTGGGAGTGGCTCCAGTCGATGCCCAGTCGACGGCGGAAAATCCTCGTTCGCGCGTGGCGACAGTACGAGGAGAGGGGTCATATGCATGCGAATGCAGAATTCATCAAACCCTTTGTGAAGACCGAACATATGCCATTCTTCCGGCAGGATCCGGAGAACTTGGACTATGGGGTTGATGGAGTGACCTACTTAGCGAGACTAATTCAGGCACCGCACGATGACACACATCTTGTCGCTGGCCGGTATCTGAAACCGTTGGTGAAGAGGCTCAAGACGTTATGGTCGCATGATAGTGACGTCTTCTATGCCTCTGTGGCGCCTCCGGCTTTAGATTGCTGGCTCAACAGGAATGCGGGGGCTCTGAGTTGGTTTTGGGCTGATTATTCCGCTTTTGACGCGACGTACAGTGAGCGTACGTGGGCGATGGTGGAAGGTTTCTACCATTTGATTTACCCGCATGCGGACGAAGAATTCTTCGAAGTGCTGAAGATATGGAGGTCCGTACGGGGTAAGCAGCGGCTGCACCATCGTGAGGAAGAGGGTGCAAAGATCGCTTACAGCGCGCCGTTCGTGAATGCATCGGGGAGGGATGACACTGCGTTGGCCAATGCTTTGGTCAACGGGATAGTGCTCTCGATTGCGTTTGCGTGCGCGTTGAGCGGGAAAGAACCGTGGGACTTGTTTCCAGCGGATCTCCGCGATGAGCGGTTCCAGATTGCCGTTGTTGGGGACGACTCCCTGGTCGCCTGCCAATTCGACGTGGATCGGTACCGGGCCGACATCATTCGTGTTGTCGAAGGTTTCGGACTCGTCGTTAAGGCTGGGACTAGCAAGGAATTGGCTGACGTGACGTTCTTGGGACAGATGCCATACCTTGCGGGTGGTAAGTTCTATTGGGGCCCAACGTTGGGTCGGCGGCTCTACAAAGCCTTCTGGCAAGCCGACCCCGTGGGCAACCTACCCGCGTGGACATTGGGCGTGGCGCAACAATTGAACCTGATGCGTCATGTTCCTATCCTATCAGACATCGCCCAGCGGGTGATTGAACTTTTGCACGGCTGTAAGAGTACGAGTGTTCCAGTTGACCAGAACCGTCCCTGGACCACCCGCACTGAGGCCACTCCAGATTACGATGATACCACCCTATGGTGGCTCTCTCATCGTTATCGTGAGCAGGGCCTGACACCCTCAGCCATTGTTGCCGATGTAGAGGAGATCCGGAGGGTCGATCGCTTGCCTGCCGTGGTTCGCTTGCGTACTACGGATGTGGCACTTGCGGTCGATGACCTCTGAGTGCACGTGTGGTTCTGAGTTGTTTTCCACGGCCACCGTGAAAACACATGGCTCAGTCTTCCACTCTCAGTTTTCAGCGGTCGAATCCGTTGCAGACGATGGTTGGCATGGCGCGTCAAATCGCCTTGCCGCACGAACATTTGCCTTCGAGGTTCCCCTCCTTTCCAGCACTTGAGCGGACAGCTGTTCTTGGCTTCAATGCACCCGTTACTTGCTCAGTTCCTGCGAACTCGAGCACACGCGCGCTGCTTTGTCGCCAGGCAGCATACCCTCTGTGGCTGGATTCAGTGACGAATGGAACTGAAACTTCATACGTATCGTTCGTGTCGACTGTCAACAATTCACTCTCAACGAAGGTCAATATCGACTCCGGGGTCGCAACGTCTGGGACTGGTAACCGAATCGGAAGTTCGGTGTGGTTCCCGACAATCACCGGGGGGAATCCTTGGCCTAATGTCGACTATGCTGTACTGGGTATGGACAACCATACCGGAACGCGCCCATTTCTGTGGCACGCGGGAGGGGCGTTGACTATCGTCATGTCTGTCGGCTCCATGCTTGGCAGCGCGGCGCAGGTCAACTTTCAGCTGGAACGATGGATGCAGCCTGGAGAGACATCCACAGTTTCCAGTTTCTCGGGTGGTGCAGTTATCGGGTCCGGGACCATGAGTAACGCCTTCACTTTGTCATTGTCCGCTGGTTGGTTCCGCTTAAGTGACGGGACCTTGTCCACAGGCAATTTGACTCAGGTGATGTTTACCCTCATTTCAACACAGGGCACTGTCGGGTTCACCCCTGTGTCTGCGAATGCCGGTCAAGTGCTGATCTCAGCCGGTTCCGCTCAAACTCGCCTGTACCCAGCGGTGCAGCCTACGGAGTTTCAACACTCCATATTGCCGTGGTCGTCCACCCGGACTACCGCGTCTGCTGCACTGTTTACGAATGTCACCCAGGTCCTCAACAAGGGTGGCACCGTACTGGCTGGGCGCTTGAGTCCCGAAAGCGCCGAGGTGTGGACTTTTACGTCGTTAAATCTGCAGAATCTCCATCCGGCCGAGA